GATCCAGTTGCAGAACGAAGCATCAACCTACTGGCGTGGAACATTCGTTTCATACGGCCCATCATGGTCAGGTGCAGTTTCTGGCATCAAGGCTGCGTAGTAATACAACGATTGAGAGCGCATCGCAAGGTGCGCTCTCTCTCATTAGAGAGGGCGAATAATGACAAAAATGATTCCACCAAAGGGTATGACAAGTATTTCAGTTGATACCCGGTACGGCAAAAAAAGTAAGTTTGTTGGCAAGGATGGTTTACTTGAAATTAAAGACCCTAAACTTGTTAAAAAACTTAAAGATGAAGGCTTGGGAGTCGCTAGCGCAAGTGGAATTATTCAACACATTTCAACAGTTGGCTTCACCTGTCATAAGTGCGGCTTCGGTTCATTCTTCAAAAAATGCTCAAAGTGCGGAGAGATAAATGGCTAATGCCTTTTCAAATACAACCCATCAGTTCTCAACTCCTTATCTAACTCTTGCCGAGTATAAAAATGCGCCTACTGCAATTGATTTTGATAATCTTGTGTGGAATTCGCAAGACCCAGATGTTCAGGATGCGGAGTTAAGCAATGTCATTGCTAGAGCAAGCTCATGGATTGATACCTATTGCAATCAAGTTCTTGCAGCAACCACCGAGACAGAAAATATGCGAACAAGAATCACCCAAGATGGAACACTTAGAATCCATCCACGATACAACCCTATTATTGCGCTTACTGCACTTAGTTACGGCAATCCATCAGCGCAAATGAACGCAATCACCGATCCATCTGTTGCATGGATTGAAGATTATCAAATTATTATTCCTGCCGGAAATCTTGGTTTTAACTATTCAACACAAGGCCCACTTCAATTTGGATTACCTGCTATGCCTCGTTCGGAGATGTTTGTTAATCTTCAATATGTTGCAGGTTACGCCAATGCCTTGATTGCTACCGCTACCGCTAGTGATTCAAGTCTTACGGTTCAAGATGCTACGGGAATTACCGCAGGGCTTACGCTAAAGATTTATGACGGTTTTAGTTCAGAATTTGTTACAGTTGCCAGCACTTATTCTTTTGCCTCAACAACAATTCCTCTTACTAACGCTCTTGCCTATACTCACGCTTCGGGTGTATCTATTTCAGCTTTACCGCCAGCCATTAAAGAAGCAGCGATATTAGTAACGACTTCCATGCTTAAAGTTCGTGGTGATAATTCAATGGTGATGAGCATATCTAGCAAGCCTTCTGAAATTTCAGGTTCTCAAGGAATTGGTTCAGAACTTAAAATGGCTCAAGACTTACTTATTCCTTATCGCAGAGTACGCTAATGCTGACAGGTCGCGCCGCCGTTCGATCCACGCTTGCAAATTTTATCAAAGCGCCAAATGTTGATGGAATCAATCAAGTATTTACTTCATTTCCAAAACGAATTGATTTTCAAACTAATGCGTTGCCTTCTCAACTTTCGCGTACTGCCGCAGTTATTTTTGTTGAATCTGAAAAAGAAAATCGCCTAGCAATAGGTGGAGCTACAAGCGGAATCAAGCGCGTTGAATACTCAATTGTTATTCAATTATTTCATCATTCTTCAGAGCGTAAGCCCGAAGATGCTATGGATGATTTTGACAAAGTAATAGAAAATCTTAAAACTAAATTGCGTTCAGATCATCAATTTGGCGATCCGTCAGGCATTTTTGTATGGGAAGGTGCTGAGCCAGTTATCAGCGTTTCTTATGGCGAACCTGATTCTAGTAGTGGAACTTATACCGATACTTGGGCATCTGTTCGTTTTGATGTTACCCAAATGATTCAAGCATAGGAGCAAAAATGGCAACCTTTCAATACAACGGCTCAGACGAGCGCGTATTTCCTTCAATCGCAATAACAGTAGAACCCGGTGACACATTTGATGCCCCTGATGATTTCAGCGCATTTAATGTATCGCTAACAAAACAAACCAAACCAACCGCGCCAGCCCCAACAGTAGGAGAGTGAAATGGCACTAGCACAACCATCCGTAAAATCGTACCTTGGGGTGGCTTTAGAAACCACCAAAGGCACAGCCGTAACCGCTACAAACTTTGTTCCAATTACACTCAACACTTTTAAGCCTGTTGATGTTGTTGCGCCTTTATACGATACAGGTATTCGTGGTTCACTTGTTGAAAACTACAACTATGTTCAAGGTCGTAAAAATACTACCGTAGATTTTGGTGGGCCAGTATTTGCTGACACCATTGGTTATTGGATTGCTGGCGTACTTGGCGATGTCACTACAACAGGTGCATCTGCTCCCTATACTCACGCAATCGCTTTGAAAAACGCAGTAGGAACAACGGGAGATGCTCAACCTAAGTCTTTGACAATTACAGATTTTTATTCAGCCGGAACTCGTCAATATCCCGGATCGCAAATTACCGATTTTGGTTTGACATTTAACGCCGATGGAATGTTGGAATATACCGTTAAGGCAATGGGCTTTCCATCTGCCACAACAACCGCCCCTGCCCCATCATTTTCAACAGTTCTTCCAACTCAAGTTTGGACTGGAACAGTTACAATTGGCGGTTTTTCTGTAGGTTATGTTCGCACCGGTAGCCTTGATCTATCTCGTAAGTCAGAAGCAATTTGGGGAGTAAGCAATACTCAATCTCCATATCAAGTATTTGTTGGCTCTTTGAGCGCTAAAGGCAAGGTTACTTTTGTCATGCAAGATGACACGGAATTAACTCGCTATATCACTAACACCCAACCTGCTCTTACTTTTAACTTTTCGACAGGTGCGGGATCAACCGCTACTCAAATTGCTTTCACTCTCACAAAGGGTGCTTATGTAACTGGCGCAATTGAGCGTAATGCCGAGTATGTAGAAGTTACGGTTGATATTGAAGGTCTTGGAAACACAACAGATGTTGGTACAACTTCAGGATATTCACCTATCAAATTTACCTTACAAAATGCGCTTCCTTCTGGCACTTTCCAGTAAAGGATAAGATGTCTAACTGGTGGCCGCCTTCCCCACCAGTTAGACCTTAACAGAGAAGGCTAGTTGGAAGGAAACCTATGTCTAAAACAATTACACTCCCAAGCGGTAACACAGTAACTCTGCGTGACCCCTCAGAACTTCGCGTTAAAGATCGCAAAAAAGTCTTTCAAGCCGCTAATGGTCAAGAAGGATTATTGCAAGCAATGTCAATGACTGATGGTTTAATCGCTATTCTTATTGAAAAATGGTCATTTGATCTAATCATTCCATCAATTGTTATTACTTCACTTGATGAATTAACAATGGCTGATTATGATGCAATTGCGGTTGAAACCCTTGAAGCACAATCATCGCTCTTTCCTTCTGTAGCTCAGACCCCTGAATCAGAAGCGAACACCGATAGCCCTTTCGACAAATCCAACGCTTAAAATGGGCGTTGGAAGGTCAAGACAGAACTCCAAACGCGCAATATCCTGACGAACAATATCTTTATTATTTATGCGCTAAAGAATTTGGCTGGACAATAGAAGAAACCGATAATCAACCAGCCGGAATGTTGGATTGGGTTATTGGTATTCATAACATCGTGAAACAGGTTGAAAGTGATAATCAGCAATCTCAAGCAGGTTAAAAACGATTGGGAAAAAACCACTACTTCTCTTAATAATCATGCTATTGCAGCCCGTGATGAAATGATGACATCTCTTATTGGATTGGCTAAAAATGAAATTGAAGGTGAGCGTGGGGTTGTAGGCAATAAATTACGATATGTTAATGGACAAGCCAAAAGAGGCGCAAAGATTTACGATTACAAAAATGATCCTGCCATATCTGGGCAACCCCCTAAAAACCGAACAGGCAACTTACGCCGTTCTATTACGGGCGTTAAAGGTAAAGAAGGATTTGACACTTATACCGCTATTGTTGGCCCTGGCATGAAATACGCAAGGCATCTTGAACTTGGTGGGCCGAAATGGAAAGAAGGCGTTAAGTTTCCATTTATGGAACCAGCGTGGCGTAAATTCCAAGTAATTGCACAAGAAATTATTAAAAAACACTTTAACCTAGGGAGAATATAAATGGCAGGTATGTTTGATATATTTTTTGAGGTTAAAGCAAATGTAACTGAAGCCGTTGCAGGGTTTAGTAAAATAAACGGCGAAATGACCAAAATGCAAAAAAATGGTGAATTTGCTAGTACCAGTATGCTTAAAATGGAAAAGTCATCTCGTATGGCTGGTATTGCTCTTGTTGGTATCGGTGGAGCATTTGCCGCAGTAGCCGGAGTAAGTATTAAAGCTGCGATCAATGTTCAAGGCGCACAAGCAAAACTTTCTACCGCCGTTAAAGATACTGGCGTAAGTTTTGCGGCGTTTACCCCATACATGAATACTGCCGTTGATTCAATGGCAAAACTTAATTTTACTGCTGGCGATACTATGACGGCGCTTGCTTCATTAACTGCTGCTACTCGTAGCCCACAAAGAGCATTAGATATGCTTCAAGCCACCGCCGATCTTGCCGCATTTAAACAAGAATCTCTTGCTCAAGCAGCAGATACCGTTTCTCGCGCTGCTATGGGTCAGGCTCGCGGTCTTGGTGATTTGGGTGTTGCATTAGGCAAGACAATTCCTAAAGGCGCAACAGTCGCTCAAATTATGCAAGCGATTGCGGATAGAACTCATGGAGCCGCTAAAGCCGCCGCCGAAGCCGATCCCTGGAAACAACTTACGGTTCAATTTGGCTTAATGGAGGAAAAGTTAGGTACTGCTCTTTTGCCCGCTTTTAAAAAATTAAGTGATTGGGTTATTAATACCGGAATTCCTGCACTTGAAAAAATGGGCAAATGGATTAGTGATAACAAAGGATTATTTGAAGGACTTGTAATAGCTCTTTCGGCTATTTGGGCAGTTCCTAAAATTGCTGGATTTGTTACCGCTATTGGCGTTATTAAAGATGCTTTTGTTGCATTAAGAGCTGTTTTAGTTGGCGTAGATATTGCCGAAGCATTAGCAACTGGTGGTACTAGCGTTGTTGCTGGAATGACTGCTCTTGGTGTTGCTG